AAGAGGCTGTTACTTCAACAGTTTCATCTTCCTGTTCTTCCTCTTCGGCTACCATCTTATTTCCTGCAGATGATGCCTGATTTACAACAGTTCTTGGATCACCGACAGTTGTGAAATTTGGTGTTGCGCCTGCGCCTGAGTGCTGAGGTACAGGTGATTTAGAAACAGACTTGGCTGCTACTGAACCTTGATTAGGTTGGTTCTCATCTCTTTCTTCGTATGAAGCATCCTCGGAGTTACCCTGCCTTGGTTTTGTGGAATCTCCAGCGTTTTGTGCTTTAATAGAAGAGTCCTTAGATACAGAGCCTGCTCCCATTTGTTCAGCTTCATCAAGATTTACCTTTGCGTTAGCACGCTCTAGCAAATCTCTAATTTTGCTTTCTACTGACATTTGTTATCTCCTAATGGATTTCTACCAATTATTTATAATTTCTATTTTCTAGACATACTGGTTAAAAAAGCCTCAAACACCTTTAACTTAGTTTCTTCTAAATCCTTAGAAGATGTTTTTCTAATAATGTTTTGAGCTTTATCCACCTGTATTTGTGTCCAAACACCGTTGTTTAGAATCCAGTCTACATTTTCCATGATGCCTTGAACAAATGCATCGGGAGCAGAAGGATCAGCTACGATATCTACGGTTGCTAAATGAAAATCATCTTGGACTTCCATCACACCATTTCTTTCTTTCAAGGACCCTAGTCCTCGTGAAGATACACCTAGACGTACACCTTCTTCAATAAAATTTTTAGCAATTTTACCCATAGGTGTGTCTAAAACTTTTGCCTTACCAATAACATTATCACCATCAAAATTTAATTCAGTAATTAAATGAGATACTGTATTAAGATTGATAGTGGGATTAGAAGGATGACCTAGCTCTCCTAGAGATCTTTTCTCATTGATAAGAGTTTTGTATCTTTCTATTTCCTTTTCCATAATATTTCTAGGATATATTCTGCCATTACGATTTTCTTTATTTGATTGCATAAAGATGCCTTCAATAAAGACATTTTTTCCGCCACCAGATTTATCCTCGGTAAGATAATTTATTTCTTGTGTAACTTCTGTGATAAGTTTCATTTTACCTTCCATTAATGAATCTTTGTTGATCGGGCTCTCTATAACCTTTGTTCTTCGACAACCCTAATATAACTGTGCCGCCAGGTGACGGGATAGTAACTGATACGTTAGCATTATTATTTTCAGACAATACAAAACCATTCATTTGAGCGAATGACCAGTTATCATTACCAAATAATTGTAATACTATCGATCCATTTCTAGAAATAGTAATAGGTGTGGTGCTACTTCCGTTTGAAAATATTATAGCATTAATATTAACATTTACGTTAGCATATCCTTCGAATGTCTCATCAGATAAGGCTACATCTACATTCGAATCTATATTAGCTGTCCCATCGCCTACGAATCTTACTACGGCTTGTTGTCTTACTTTTTTAAGTACTGTTTTTGTAATAGGCATTTGTTATTCCTTATTGACAGCCTCTTTGCTTCGCATCGCACCATATTTCGCACCTAATGCCATACGAATACGTTCTTTTTTACTTTTGCCTGCAAATTTCGGATTATCACTGTGTACAAAATCGTGGATCCATTCGCCTGTAGGATCTGAAGCCTTTAGCTTTTCTAATAAAATATTCTCAACAAATATTCTATATGTTTTCATTCTGTTTCAGTGTTACCTGCGTAAATACTTTGTGCTAGTTCTACTTTTTTAGTTTCTATTGCATCAGCAACTTTTAAAGAAAGTGCTTGGTTAAACTTTTCAGTTGCATCATTATTTCTACCAGCTAAAATATCATTTACCATACTGTTAATAACTTCCGAATTTCCCATAGTGTCTCCAATATTTATAGAATAAATTTAGGTTATTGATTTGGTTGTTCTAAATCAGGGGGTGGACCTTCCTGCTGAATTTCAGACAAATTCTTGTCAATATCTTCGTCCTTCATTCTAAGGAAATTTTTCATAACATATTTTTTACTATAGAACGTACCTACAAAGGGTGCTACTTGTGTCAAGAGGTCTAACCTATTTCTAGCGTTTTCCGCATCCTTCATTTCAACATAATACTGATCTTGAGCATAGACATACTTAATTTTACTTTGCATCATATCCCAATCCTTGGATACGATAACACCTTTAAGTATCAATTGTGTTTTAAGTAAGTCATTAAACAATTCATTAAACTTAGTTCTTAGTCTTGAAACGAACTTAGCAAATTTCAGTTCATCTCTTGAAATCTCTTCAGCTCTACCAAAGTTAAATCCAGAAGATTGTTGTTGCAATCTAGATAAAGGTACATTTAAAGATTGATACACTTTATTCTGAAAATAATTTATGTCATCAATTTGACCTAGATTTTCGCCGCCAGGTAATGTTGTGATTTCTGTACCTCTACCACCTTCTCTTCTAGGTAACCAGAAATCCTCTAACATAGACATAAATTTTCTATCGTCTCTAATTTCACCTGTGGCAGAATCATATACAATTTTATTTCTATATCTAGCCATAATATCTTTTAGATATTGTTCTGCCTTTATCTTAGGTAAATTGCCCACATCAATATAAAAAATTCTTCTTTCAGGTGCTCTTGCTAATCTATAAATTACCAAAGAATCTTCCATCATCTTTAGTTGATTCACTGGCTTAATTGCCTTATGTAGATGTCCAAGAATTAAATTCTTATCCGCATCCAATAATCCAGAGCCAACGAATGAAATAGTATCAGGCAAAATTTTGATACCTTGAGTTGGCATTTCTACTATAGTAGTATTTCTAGTTACTAAACCCTTATCATTGTAGATATAAAACTCTTCGATTTCTTTTATTCTATCTACACCATTGGCATCTTTTTCTTTTTTAACATTACGTATTTTCTTAATTTTCCTAGGATCAATATTCCTAAGTTCTATAATGCCCTTTTTGCTTGTAGTATCAATAATTTTTTGATAATAAAGCCTTCCATCAATATACCAACGTCTAAAAATATCAAATGCTTTATTATTAAATTCTAATAGGGATAAAATATTTTCAAATTCTTCACTAATTTTTTGTTTAATTGATTCTGGGTAATCTAAATTATCTAAATTCATAGTTACCGGCATCTCATCATCTAAAGTTGAAATGGCCTCATTAACTATTTCATCAATAGCAGTGGAACAATCAGGATATTGTGCTATCTCTCTATATCTTGTAATTAAATCATTTTCGCTTTTAGCTGTCGCATCTAAATCAACATACGTACCAAAGTAACCCCCTGCTTGTACAGAGGAAACCCCATCCTCAGGGACAGGAGTTACATAATTTTGATTCGGAGGAATTTTAACCTCCGAATCCTTACTCAATGTGTAACCAAATATATTAATAGCCATAATTTATTCAATAAGTTTTATACATTAAAAACACTACTAAAATTCAATATAGTATCCAATGGATTATTAGAAACAGTGAATGTTTGATATTGAAACTGCACTTGGAATGATGATATTTGGTCATTCTGCCCAAAGTCTAAAGCTACTGGTCCTAGATCTACTGGAAACGTACCTAACAATCTATATTCTTTAAGTATCTTTCCGTTTCTATCTAACTGATAAACCTGCATATCTCTTTGATATTCAGAAGGTGTTAATTTACCTGTCTTATCAATAAGATTATCTAAACCGTTCATCCATTGTTCAATAGCTGTTCTAATTGAAAAATCAGAATCGTTAATAACATTGAACGTAAATGGTTGGAATGTTCTATCGCCTGCTAGTTTAACTTCTCTACCCCTGTAAAAAACTATAGCAGGATTTACAGTTTGTCCTGGAAGCTCTGCTGCAGTAACTAGAAACGGTGCTCTGTTAATAGCAGTAGCTGCCCCCGAGACATAGGTAGGGAAACTTAGTTGAACTGCAAACTGATTAGTTCTGGCGCCACCATTAGTTAGAGAAGCCTTAAATCTGTTTACATCAAACGTAATTGCCATTTATTTCTCCTTATGCTCCAAGTTCTTCGAAACTAATACCAGATCTTGTAGCTATAAAGTTAAGTTGAATAAAATTAATTGCTCTTGCAGGTTTGATGTAAATATCAGCTACAAATTCATTTCTATCTATTACATCTCCGGTATTATTTGTCTCATCACAAACTACACGAAAATCTGTAACACCCCTACGACCTTGTACTTCTCTTAGGAATGGCTCAACAAGATTTCTAAACTGTGCTCTTGTGAACGCATCGTTGAATTCAAATAACTGATACTTAGCAGCAGTTGCTATGGCTTTCTCTAATACAATAAACAATCTTCTAACATTAATTCTATCAAAAGCGCTTGGTTTAGCTTGTAAAGTCTTATCACCATATAATACTGTGCCCTGTCCTGGGAACGAAACTACTGGATTTACGCCAGCTTTATATAATAAATCTCTTTCTGCTTGTGTAGGAGAGTAAGCCAATTTAACAACATTCTTAATAGCTCCTCTATTAAATCCTGCAGGAGAGAACCATGGATCAGCTACAAAATCTGTTCTTGCACATAATCCTGCAATATCACCTGATAAAGGAATCCAACGATATGTATCATTGTATCTATCATATTGATACTTCCAACCAGAATCTAGTACAGCATAAGAAGTTCTAGTAAGTTGATTATTAGCAAACTGAATAGCATTAGTAACAGCATTTGTATTACTTACTATAGCTGACACTGGGAAAGGTGATGCAAATACTACGCAATCTTTTCTAACAGTAGCAATATTAGCAATAACAGCATTAACTACAGTGGCGCTGACATTACCTGTAGGAATCAAACTAATGTCATATAATTCATCATTAGCTAAAATGTTGTATGCTTGAATTAAGTTTGCATCAGAAGCTACATCTGAGGGAGTACCCTTAGTTAATGTAACAGTAACATTTGATGTAGTATTAGTAAAGGTAGAATTTTCTCCTAAACTTCCCCATACTGCAGAGCCACCGCTTGATGTAGTACCAACCAAAGTATGATTAGCAAATCTAATATAATCTGATCCTGAATTAATTACATCTCTGTAATAGTTTGTAGATCCATCCGCATTTCTTGCATCTCTAGCTTTTGATACGAATGGGAATTTTTCCAGTACAGTTTCTCTTGTACCTGTAATATCACCATTACCATCAAGTACTATAATATGTAGTTCGTCAAATCTACCGCCTCTGACATCTGTGTAAGAAGAGGTTGAAGGTGCACTATCGAATAAAGAACTGTAAGCCCAACCCACAAAACTATTAGCATCCGCCATGGATACTTTAACAGAATTCCCTACATTGCCTGGAAATTTAGCTATCCATTCACCAAGTCCGGTTAAACTAACTGTGGCATAATGGTCGTCGTTTTTTACAATTATTGGTGTCGCTGAAGCATTAGCAATGGCGTTTTTCGCACTACTCTCGTCAATTGTTCTGACTACTTGCAAGTTATTTCCATAGGATAAAAAATTTGCTGCAGTAAAAAATGAAGCGAAAGTGTTAGTTGTTGGTCTACCAAAAGTCTTAACCAAATCAACTTCTGAATCTATTGTTGTTACTTCACCAACAGGTCCCCATTGAAAAGCGCCAGCATAAGCGCCAGCAGTCGTTGCAACTGAGGGGATTACCAATGACAAGTCTTCCTCAGTTACTCTTACACCTGGTGAAAGCTGAAATGCCATCTTATTCTCCTTGAGATTTTATAGTTATTCAATAACTAGATTTCTGATTATTTATAAATAGCAAATTCTAGACACTTTCCATCCATTTCTGTTTCAATTTCTCCATACCCTCTTGTACATCTGTACTAAACCAAAGTTCGTCACCGGAGACCTCAGGTGCAATTTCTTTCGGTTCACCTATATCAATAAATCCAAAAGGAGTCAAGCTTTCTTCAATATATTTAAACTGTTCCTCATATAACACTGTTCTTAGATTAATATTAGTTAAATCTTTAAAGAATAAATTATTTGAGGCCCAACCTAACAATACCATAGTCATCACTAGGTCATCATGAT